CCTTTTAACTCAGGTCGTTCAAATCCCTCTCTATCTTTTCCCCCGCCTTGTGCTTTCCCAGCTAAATTACCGCTCTTGGCAGTACACTCTCCTTGTGGAGTAGCAGATGCCTTATCATTCTCATTTTGATATTCAATCCTTCCTCCATCTACATTCAACCCCGCCACACCCCACTTCATGGCATTCTCAGCATAGGTTCCGTCTAATGGTTTCATAGCCATAATAATCGGTTCCCATGCAGGCTTCAGGGCAGTACTCCAACCATCCCACCGCTTGGCAGCATCGGTGGCAGGGGCAGTCTTATCCGGTCTGACAGGACTTTGCCATCCTGTTGATGTTTCACCTTTAGTATGTGTATATGGACGATCAGCCGGATTTTTACGAAGAAACTTCCGCAAATGCTCGGCTCCTGCTTCTTTATCAATTCTCTCACTCACATCCGTTGACTTAGGAAACCCACTGCCATACAACCACATCATACAATCCCGTATCTGCCAGCCTGCATCCTCAATAGCACACACAAGACGATGATAGGTTCTGGTTCCCCCAAAAGCCAACAGTATCGCTCCCGGTTTCGCTACTCGTAACATCTCTTCCCAAAATGGGATTCCTGGAATACCATGATCCCAATTTTTTCCCATAAACTTCAGACCATAGGGAGGATCAGTAATAATCGTACTGACATAGTTATCACGCATCCGCTTCATAGCTGCAATACAATCACCGGGGATCAATCTAAAGTCTTTATCCTTTATTACTTTCAACCGTTCATTCCTTATTCGACTTAACATATTGACCTTTAATTCTTGACTCTTCAAAGCCAAGATCGACCAATACTCTCGTTATCTCCTTCTCTGATTCCTGCATCATAGTCGCCATTAACGCCACATCCACATAGTCTTGAGAACTGTGCATGAACTTGATCGAATCGGCGATCTTCTGATCATCAACCGGTGGCTTCGGTGGGTTTCTATTGACATGCTGATTGAATGTCCTATCCAGAAAAACTTGCGGAGTTAAGTGCTGTAGCTTCGCAATTTCTTCCCGTTTCTCATCGCTGAGGTCCGGGGCAGGAACCTCACGAACATTCCCATGTTTACTCAGCGCCTTCGCTTCCTGCTCAAAAAAGTCAAAGATTCCATGTTCAGGCATAATCATCCCCGCTTGTATACAGTACGCCTCAGCCAACATAAAGTGATCTGGGCGACTTCCCTCTTTCCATATGAACCGTGATTTCTCCGGGTTGACTTCGTTGGCTTCAAGGATACGAGTAGATGCCTGCATATGATTGTAATACTCCCCATCCTCCATAAACTCCGCCTGCATCGGCAGCAATAGACTCTGAAGCTCGATTCCTTGCCGTACGTAGTCAAGAATCGCCGTCCGGTCCATCCGTAATTCCCGTCTCTCCTTATGTCTCACAAGGTTTGTCTCTCCTGCCTGGAAACGACTTGACCAGACAGAAGAAAAATCTGCTTTCAGGTCCATCACCTTGTGAATCTCCGGTAATGCATCAATCACACAAGACGAAGGCTTCCACTCTCGAAGTATTTGTACGAGTTGACTGAATCCAGGAAGCGTCCATATCCCGATCAACCGCAGTTTGGTACCTCGATCCGTTCGCACTCGTTCACGCATGACCACGTGCAAGCACTCACCCACGTCTATACCCATCAAGCGAGCCCTTTCCTGACCAACACGTCGGACAGGCCATTCATAGAGTCGGCGACAATCATTCAACATCGCCCGAGTAATTTTTGAACCCTTCGAAGAGAACGGGAGCCCTAAATTAGAGTTATAAAAAAGCTGTGTCTTCAGATCATTCCCAACAGCTTTTGACCATATCCGGTATAGCTTTCGTAGCGGAGTAAACTTACTGAATACTTGACTAATCCGGAATCCTTGCCATTCACGATTCGGGTATTTATGAACCCACTCACCCCATTTAAGACGATCCACCGGAGCCCCACAATCATGGATCAATTGAATATCACCCGCCGCCTGCGGATCGGCATCGGCATTTTTGTCGCGTGGGGCAAATATATTCGTACTTACTTCCTCAACAACATGCTTCCAGAAATCCGGTACAAATTGCTTGCCACAGCCCAGACATTTGAGCATCCATACACCCTGGCTACTCTCGACATACTGCTCATCGATTCCGAATCCTTCCACTGTCGGGTTACTGATCTCACGCTGGAACTTATATGGACTCGCGGTCAAACGGTCGGGAAGCATCAACAGATTCGGCAGATTGCACCGATCCTTCTCATCCACATAGGCACTATCAACAGGAATTTCGATAAATTCGTCACTGACATTAGACCCCACATAAGCAAGCGTCCCACGCCCAAAATGCATCAACGAGGTCCGGTGCACCTTCGTCTCCGCCGCCACGATCATCCGGTTATACGCCGGAGCCCTCTTGTGTAGCTTGTAAATCCGGTTATTCACAAACCGGTTCCGTAGCTCATACTTAGGCAAAACGTACATAACCGTCATGCCCAGCTCACCCGCCTCTATATGTGACTGAATAATGAATAGCTCAGATAATCCACACTGGACGCTCTTCTCCACTACCATGTATGGAGTAGTCCCGATGATCCAGTACAGATCGAACAGATAAGGAAGGTCCTTGAATATCATCGGCTGAAGCCGTGTATTGACATGATTTTTCATCGCCCAATACAGCGCCCGCTGATCATCCCCGATTTCAGATACAACCTGGACAGTTTTCGCATCGCGCAGCTTTACCCGAAGCGTCTCTTGTCTCGTGTTTACCTCTTCCTCTGTCGCTACCGCACTATTCATCCCCATCACCCTTGTGCCTGCTGATACCTTCGGCAATAACATCCAGCTCGTCGATCTCCGCTTTCAGCGACTCCAACAGCTTGGGTGTCACACTTCGCTCTCGGGCATATGGATTTCCATTATCCCCTGATGGACTCGTAGGAAACCCAATATTGAGATTCAGTGTCCCCTTAGCACGATCACCGGCTTCTGAAGGATTGATCAACACCTGATAAATGAACTTCGCCATACTTACAATAGGACCGATGGTATCCGATGTGATCTTCGTTGTCAGTATTGTATTGATTGTCCGATAGACGTTGCGTTGCATGATTACATGCTGCGCCATATTGAACATCCGCTGCTCAAATCTACAGATCGCGATGTACGCCCGTACACTTTCATGCCTCAACCATGCTTCTACCGTACGTGCTGAGATTCCATATTCCTTTGCCCAAAATCGATAGGGCTTGTATTCAGTCGCATAACGGAAAGCAAAGTCCCGCATTCGCTCGGGGATAAAAGGCAAATCTTTCAGATCAGGTAGTTCACTCACGTCGATGAACCGGCTTATCCCCGCTTCGACCGGAGCCAACACCATCACAGCGGGCTCATCGTCCTTGATCTCCATGACCCCCGCACGTCGATCCAGGTATTCGTCAAGTTCCTTCCTAAGTTTTTCGGTCATGAGGAGCCACCCGTATGATCTTCAACAAATACGCCGCATCTCTCGCAAACAGAACACCTATCTCCCGCTTATTATCGATAGTCAACTCAAGACTTGTTTTCGTAAACATATTCCCTAACTCATCCACCATTATCTCAGGTGTTATGAACGCCTTTTGCTCAGACCTTACCGGAGGCACCGGACTTGTCGTGATCGTCAGCTCCCCCATTAGGGAATACGCCAGCTTCTTCCTCTCCGGCTTCTTCGCAGATATCTTCTTCTTCGACTTCTTCGCGGGCGGCTTTGTCTTCTTCCCCTTTTGGATCGGGGTAATCGCCTTCTTCTTTTTCGTAGATATCGTCGTCGAGGTCGTCTTCTTCTTCCCTTTCGGTGCCGCCGCCCGCTTCCCCCGTACCAAGGATTTCCCTTTTGCGGTTGTGTTCTTTTTCGACTGAATAGTCTCGGAGACCGACTTCTCCGACTCTCTTTTCGTTGCCATCACTCAACCTCCACAGAAGCCATCTCTTTATTTCCCATGCCCGGATGCTCACACTGATCCGGCGTCCACAATCATTCTTGATGTTCCGCATCTCAGCAGACATCACACTGATCACCTCAATCTTCCGGCGAAGCGGACCACCTACAAACTCGGCAGTCGCCACACACAGCGGTTTTGTTTTCCCGCCAACAAAGAACAGATTGGCACACCCAGCACAAAAAGTCCTACGTTTCTTCATGTGTTATTCCTCTCCCTTTAGTATAGCACGAACATGATCCATATAATCACCCGCGATCAATCCTCCAGCGAATGATTGCACCATATCCACATTCATGTGAAAGCATCGCATCTGCTCGCGATTCATTTTATAATCCGCCCAAGGAAACATTCCCAAATCTGCAATTCTCGTATCATGTATTTCTTCCAACCGATGCATAATTCCTGTGTTCGTAGAAAACTGAATGCCAAAGATACTATAGAGGAAACACGTCGAACAGATAGCCAATTCAATTCGACTTTCAATAAAGTTCGAAAACAATTCCCTATAGACCGAAAGCTCTGCCGGGTTTGGAACTCCATATAACCAGTGCGACTTCTCTGTACAAAAATATCCATCTTCAACCAATTGGTTCAAATAAATAATACGAAGAATCCCATCCATACAGGGCTCAGACATAGGATTACTGGAAGGTATCACAATTATCGAAACGTCTTTGTTCTCGCTCGCCTTCTGATAATCACGAAACCACGTCTTTGGTCGTTTCTCAGGATGTTCCGGGAATATAAGGAGACCATATTGCATGTTTTCCCGCACTGGACGATCACGTGACATTTGAAACATCCGAAAACCTCGCATATTCCATGCAATAAGCGTATCCGCTTTCAATCCAGTCTGGTACCCACCAAACTGAACAACACGCGCTCCATTCCGCACCCGTGCATTTATCGCATCAACAAACCCAACACACTCCCACATACTATCGGAGCCTACATAGATCGATGATACGTCAACTCTCGGGATCGTCGGAATGCTCGTTGGAAAGGATATCCGCATCCGGGGCACCCTCCATTTTTTTCGC